AAAAAGAGAACGGTGACATAGTAGAGATTAGTAATACTCAAAGATACAAGATGCTAGGCAATGGCTTCACTATAAACGTGATAGCTCATATTATTAAAAACCTCTAGGAGAAACCAAAATGAACATACACAAAAAACAGATGGATCAAATTCTAACTTGGATAAAGGAGCCACCTATGTTAACTAAAAGAGAACAAATAGAAAAACTTCACAAACTGTTAGAAGACCATGATTATTACTATGTATACTCAGACGATAGTAAGGTCTATAACAAAGGTAGAGAGTCTCAAAACAAGATAGAGGCACTCATAAAGACCATTGGTCCTGAAGGTAAAAAGTTATATAAACAATTCACATCGAGGTAAATACCCTCACATAACCTAATAGTCCATTATTACATTATATGAGGGTATTCAGGAGGCTTTAAATAAAGGCTTAAAATGCAATAATAACCATAAAATAGGAGTAAACCCATGAAAACTGTAATACTACCAAAAGAGTACAATTATGACTTCAAGCTACCTTACACAGACTTAACCAAAGCTTACATAAAACGTATGAGAAGCAAAGGGTTTAAGATTAGACTCAGGGGCTCAGGTGAAAGAGCTAAATGGTCACTAAAAGTGACTAATGGTAGGTCTGCTAGGGTTTTCGACAGCCATATTCCACTCAAATTTGCCTCTTGGGTAAGGCTATATATCACTAAAACTTAAAGTAACACTTTACACAAAACTTATAAATTGCCTATTCCAAAGGGATAAATAGATTTGCTAGGTACTAATAGTAATAGCTATAGCTACCTATAGGTAACTCATAGTGAGCTATATCTAGCTATATAAACTAATAGTACTTATATTAGTAGCTATATGTATGTCTATATGGTTGGTATGGGTTGTTATACTAAGAGTAAGCTATAGCTAACTATTAGTAAGCTATAGCTACCTATAGCTACCTATAGCTATAGTATTACCAATAACTGGAGAAAAACTAATGAAAAAGAAACATAAGTACTACACAGGACTAATTTTAGATCAAGATAAAACTATTATGATTAAAAAAGAAGGAGTCTATAAGAGTCTTACTTCAGCATCAGAAAAGTTTGATCCTGGAGTATCTACAGCTAATCGTATATATCCAGTTAAGGTTATCAGTAAAGACAAATACCTTGACAAATCAAATAAAAAGAGTAGTATAAAGACATGAATGAAATACTAATATCAATACTATTAACAGTACCTCCCTTTGACAATTATAGTCATTGGGAGGTTAACCAGGTACCTCATCAACTACAGGTTATCCATGAAGATCAATGTTTAACTATATCATATATGGCACGTCCTGTGTCTTGTATGTGGACTCCTGGTCCTAAACAAAGGCTTATGGTTCCTGACAGTGACTGGATGCCTGTGTGTTATCTGGTTATCAATATAGATCAACCAGAGTTTATTAAGAGTTGTAACTTTAACTTTGTGAGGTGATAAAAATGGTAGAATTCTTATGGCTAAAAGAAGTATCAGGTTCTTATGTTCATCCAGATTTATATATGAAAGTACAATTTAGTTGGCTACATGATATATCAGGAATGATGTGGTAATATCTTATATTATTGAATTCTCACTTACGGTATGGGCTGCTTGGTCTGTTAGATGTATCAATAGACAGACTAAGTTCGCCTTGTACCAGGGGATTACCTGTAACCTATGCTTCATTAGCTGGTGGTTATACACAAGTCAATATGGGTTCCTGATAGGAGACTTCATATTCACTTGTATGTACTCACGAGAAATTTATAGGAGTGTTATAAGTGTTAAATAAGCAAAAGCTACTCGAAAAAGAAATGGTGGACCTTGGTAAAAAGAGGTACAGGGAGGAAAACCGGAAAGCTAAGAAGGGTAAACATGAAGCTACTACTCCTGCTGGTATACAGTTTATCAGGAAGGGTATCAATAGAGTCTCTAAAAGGCTGGATGAAGTTAAACAGTTATACTATAGTGGTACTCCTGTACCCTACGATACACACGCAGTTAAACTATTACTGGACCTAAAGTCTGATGTTACAGCCTTCCTGGCCCTAAAGGGTTGTGTTAATCACCTTAGCACACCTGTTAAATTAGTTAAAGTGTCCCAAGAGATAGGCAATTTCATAGAAGACGAAGCTAGGTTCAGGTTCTTTGAGAAGAATAACCCTGCCTTATTTGGTGTAGTAACCAGAGACCTGTCAAAACGTACTACCAACTATAGAAAACAGAAAAGAACTCTGGTCCACTCAAGTAATAAGAGTGGCTTAGAGTGGGATAACTGGCCTTCTGCACTTAAACTCAGACTAGGTACTATGTTATGTGAGATAGTGGCAGAAACTACTAAACTGTTTAACATAGACAGGATTAATGTAGATGGACAAAAGTATAAAACTCAATACTGGATGGCAGCATCCAAGGAATCTCTAGCTTGGATTGATAAGAAGAACTCAGTATGTGAGCTGTTATCGCCTGTTAAAATGCCTATGTTGATACCTCCTAGAAAGTGGACCTCTATATATTCTGGAGGTTACTACACCTACACCTCAATACACCTAGTAAAATCATTTGATACGGCATATAAAGACCAACTGAATGCCATGAAGAATGAAATGAAGCCTGTATATAATGCTGTGAATATAGTCCAGGAGACTGCATGGCGTGTAAACAAGCAAGTATTCAATACTATGGACCATTTATTTACTTCAGGAGCATCGTGTATTGTGATTCCTGAATTTGAAGAAAGGAGTATGCCTAGACCATACCCTAAATTAGGCACTAAGGATGAAATTATTGAATGGAAGAGAGAAGCAACGCATATGTATCAAGAGAACGTCAGAAGGAAAACCAAAAGAATACAGTTCTCACACCTCATGTGGATGTCACGAAAGTTCAAGAACGAAAAGAGAATCTATTTTCCACACACTATTGACTTCAGAGGAAGACTATATGCAAGCACTGCATTCCTCAACCCTCAGGGGGAAGATAGTGCAAGAGGCTTACTTGAGTTTTCAGAAAAGAAAGCTCTTGGACAAAGTGGATTGGCATGGTTAGGAGTCCATATAGCTAACTGTTGGGGTGAAGATAAGGTATCCCTGGAGGATAGGCTGGAGTGGACTAACAGCCACAAAGAGGATATATATAGATGTGCTAAGGAGCCACTGGATAACAAGTGGTGGATGGAAGCTGACAAACCTTGGCAGTTTTTAAGAGCCTGTATAGAATGGTATAAAGCTGATGGTAATCCTGAATTTATGTCCTCCATTCCTGTGACAGTAGATGGAAGTTGTAATGGGCTACAGCACTTTGCTGGAATGCTCAGGGATGAAGAGGGTGGTAGAAACGTAAATCTCTTGCCTAATGATGTTCCAGCAGACATCTACAATATTGTTAGGCAAGAGGCGTGTAGGCGAATAGCTGAGAATGCAGAGCACTCAGAGCTATGGGGAGACGATATAAGCAGGACTATGGTTAAGCGTCCTGTAATGACCACTCCTTATGGAGCTACAAAGTATGGAATGAGGAATCAAATTTATGAAGAAATTAAAAAACAGCTTGACAAAGGGACTCCTTTAGGTGATAATATTACCAATGCTGTAGACCTTTGGCCCCATGCCAAATGCCTAGCGTCTACTGTTTGGGATTCTATTGGTTCAGTGATTTATTCAGCAAGAGAGGGAATGGTCTGGCTACAGGCTGTAGCTCAGATATTAGCTAAAGAAGACAAGGCAATATACTGGCATTTACCTACAGGTTTCCTTGTTAAGCAAAAGTATCTGAAGTCTGTAGTCAGGGAGGTAAAGACTGTTATAAACGGGCGTATGGCTTCCTTGTATGCTGCTGGACCTGAAGATGTAGAAAGAATGAACAAACAGAGACAGTCTAACGGTATAGCTCCAAACTTCATCCATTCATATGATGCCTGTCATTTAATGCGTACCATCATAGGAGCCAGGGAAGATTATGATATACAGAGTTTCGCTGTGGTGCATGACTCGTTTGGTACTCATGCTTCTGACATGGAAGCGTTATCTTCAGTTATTAGACGTGAGTTTATCCAGATATATTCAGAAGATGTTCTCAAAGATTTCAGAGACGAGTGCCAAAAGCTTACAGACACGGAACTTCCGGCACTTCCAAAATACGGAAAACTCAAAATAGAGGAGGTAGAACACAGTGAGTACTTTTTTAGCTAACTCAAACTTACTGCAAGTTAGTGAAGGTATGATGAGAGCTGTAGAGGTCTTGGATAATAGACCTAAAGCAGAGAAACAAGCCATAATAGTAGGACTATTTAGTTGTCTCTTTAAAAACAAACTGGAGGACCAATATGGTATTCAAGAAGTAATGCAGATAGCCAATAACATGAGAGTAGAAGCAAAAAGGACTAAGGTTCCTGAGTTTGGTGGAGCCGAAAAATTTATTATAGGAGAGCTTTAGATTATGGATATTAAGAAATTCAAATCACCTGTAGGAATTGCAGCATACCCCTGGTTGAACCAGCCTGATACTAGGTATGACGCTGATGGGGTATACCAAGTAAACCTCATCTTAGATAAGAAGGATGCACAAAAGTTACAGGATGTTGTCAAAGAAGTAGGCAACGGTGGTAGACGTTCTCCAGTTGGTCCTGAGTATATTAAAGATGAGAATGGAGATAAGAAGAAGACAGGTAAATACTCAGTTAGGTTTAAGTTGAAAGCTAAAGTTAAGACTAAGAAAGGTGATAGTTGGGAACAAGCTCCAATTCTATATGATGCAGAAGGTACTCGTGTTACTGACGTTAAGATAGGTGGTGGTAGTAAGATTCAAGTAAGCTATGAAGCTATTCCTTATGACCAAGGAGAAGGTGGAGTTACTTTTAGAATGAAAGGTGTTCGTATACTAGACTTGGTTGAATATCAAAGCTCAGGAGAGATGGATGATTGGTCTAATGAACCTAAAGGTAGCTTTGTAAGTAGCAGGAATGATAGTAATGGTAGTGATGGTGAAGAATTAGAGGATGATGAAGATTTCTAGTAACCAGATGCGGCGTGGAAAAAGGCATGGATATAGGAGTGGCTTAGAGGAACGTATAGGAAACCAGTTAGATTCTCTCAAAGTAAAATGGGAGTTTGAACCTGATAAAATTCACTATATTGGTAAGCCACATACCTATACTCCAGACTTTAAGATTGGTAGTATTTATATCGAAACTAAGGGACGCTTCTTAGCCAAGGATAGAGCAAAACATCTCTTGGTTAGGGAGCAACACCCTGAACTTGATATAAGGTTTGTCTTTACTAACCCAAATCAGAAATTATATAAGGGAGCTAAGACAACTTATGCAGACTGGTGTATCAAACATGGATTCAACTACAGCAGATCAAGGATACCAGAATCGTGGATCCTCGAAATGTGTAGGGACTGAGCCTTGTCCCTCCTGTGGTTCTAAAGATAACTTAAAGAGGTATGATGATGGACATGCGTTTTGTTTTGGTCTCGACTGTGGTCGTTATGAGCATGGTACTAATAATGTGGCTGTGGTTTCGCCCAATGAACCTTCCAATAAACAATATACTCCACTCAGAGGAGAGTTTCTACAGCTTACTAAAAGAAAAATTAATGAAGAAACCTGTAGAAAACACTCCTACTCAATTGGAGAATATCAAGGAGGACATTGTCACATTGCGTCCTTCATTGAAGAAGGAAGAGTAGTAGGACAAAAGATAAGACTGAAGGATAAAGACTTCAGGACTCTAGGTGATTGTACGAGTCTTTGGGGTAAGCATATGTGGGGTAAGGGTAAGAAGATAGTAATTACAGAAGGAGAAATAGATTGTCTTTCTGTTTCTGAAGCTCAGAACTGTAAGTGGCCTGTAGTATCTATCCCTAATGGTGTTGGTTCAGCTAAGAAAGCTATCGGTAAAGACCTTGAGTGGCTGTTAGAAAACTTTGATGAGACTATCCTGATGTTTGATATGGATAGTGCAGGACGATCAGCCTCAACCTCTGCAGCAGAGCTCTTTCCACCAGGTAGATGTAAGATAGCCGTATTACCACATAAAGATGTTAATGAAACTTTGGTAAAAGAAGGTGCATCAGTAATTGTAGATGCTATCTGGAGAGCTAAGATTTACAGACCTGATGGTATCGTGGCAGGTGAAGATACTTGGGAGCTAGTAAATACTCCTATGACTGCTAGTGACCATGAATATCCTTGGAGAGGTTTAAATGAATACACGTTGGGTGCAAGAAGAGGCGAAATTGTTACGTTTTGTGCTGGCACAGGTGCTGGAAAATCGACAGCGGTCAAAGAGATTGCTTCCTACTTCCTATCAAAAGGGGAAACGGTTGGTTATATTGCCTTGGAGGAAAGTGTTCGACAGGCTGCAGTAGATTTCATGTCTATTGAAGCAAGTGAGATGCTACATTTAAAGGAAAATTTAGATAAAAAATATTTTAGAGAAGTATGGGAAAGGGTTTTTTCCAGTGGACGCTTATTTCTCTATGATCATTTTGGGAGTTTAAATGGAGAAGTACTTACTAATCGTATTCGTTATCTCTCTCATACCTGTGGTGTTCGTTGGATTATCCTTGATCACATCTCTATTATGGTATCGGGGGTTGAAGGAGGAGACGAAAGAAGACTCATAGATAATACTATGACTAATCTTAGATCCCTGGTGGAAGAGTTAAATATAGGTATGTTCATTGTCTCTCATTTGAAGAGGCCGTTGCAAGGAAAGGGACATGAAGATGGGAAACAAGTCACTCTTAGCGACCTTAGAGGAAGCGGAAGTATCGCTCAATTATCAGATTTTGTCATTGGACTTGAACGAGACCAACAATCAAACTCTGAGACAAGCGTTAGAGTCCTCAAGGCAAGGTATAAAGGAGCAAAAACAGGCGTTGCTTGCTCACTCTACTATGATGAAACAACAGGAAGGCTCCAAGAGTGTGGAAGCACAGTGGAATCGGCTGGACAATTTGGACAGGAGAGTTTCTAAACTGGAGGATATACATGAATCTGATCTTTGATAGTGAGACTGATGGCTTACTTCAGGACGTAACTAAAGTTCATTGTATTGGCATGACTCCAGTGGGTACTAATTCTGGTCAACTGTTTGCTAATGCTGCAGGACACGATAGTCTGGAGGAGTGTCTTACTTATATGACTGAAGCAGAGTCTTTAATAGGACATAATATCATAGGGTATGATCTTCCTGTTCTTAAAAAAGTATTGGGATGGACCCCTAGACCTAAGACTAAAATAATAGATACCCTGGTTTACTCTAGGTTGATCTATACTAACCTTAAAGAACATGATTTTCAATCTAAGAAGTTAGAACCTAAACTATGTGGTTCACATTCATTAAAAGCTTGGGGTTATCGTTTAGGCATGAAGAAGGGAGACTACCATGAACAAACAGACTGGCAGAAGTTCACTGAAGATATGGCAGACTACTGTATGATAGATGTTTCTATTACTTCCATGTTGTTTGAACACTTAGAACTAGAAGATTACTCTAAGGAAGCTGTAGATTTAGAAATGGCTTTTGCTAAGGTCATTCAAAGACAGGAAGAATATGGCTTTGGCTTTGATATTAAGAAAGGACAAGAGTTATATGTACGCCTACTTAAACGTAAAGAAGAGCTTAGTAAGAAACTTAGGAGTGCGTTCAAGCCTTGGTATGAGAGTTCAGGAAGCTTTATACCAAAGAGAACTGACTCTAAACGAGGCTATACAGTTGGAAAAGAGCTTACTAAGATTAAACTCACAGAATTTAATCCAAACAGCAGAGATCATATCTCAAACAGGCTCCAAAGCCTCTACGGTTGGGCTCCTAAAGAATTTACTCCCAATGGTAAACCTAAAATTGATGAATCTGTTTTAAGAAACTTACACTTACCTAATACAGGAATTCTTGAAGAACATTTTACAATCCAGAAACGAATCTCACAGTTAGCGGAAGGTGATAATGCTTGGCTTAAACTGGAACGTAACGGTAGAATTCATGGTAGGGTCAATACTAATGGTGCAGTCACTGGTCGTTGTACTCACAGCTATCCTAATGTTGCACAAGTCCCTGCATCCTACAGTAAATATGGTCCTGAGTGTCGTAGTCTCTTTAGAGTTGGTGAAAACAATATACTGGTTGGTTGTG